TCGAAATACTGTTCATCGCCCACGGCCATGGTCGTGGGCTTCTGCAGCAGGCCGCCGCCTGGCTGCTGCTGTTCATCGCCATACTGCTCGCTGTGGTCATCACCCACCGCGCGGACACCTTCGCCCAAACAATCAACAGCACGCTGAACGGCCTATAACCCACATCCGCAAAAAAATTTACGTGTAGTTAGGTATTTCTGCCTTGACGATACAGGCGGATATGCCTAGTATGTGACCACACCCAGGCAAAACCCCCGAGCGGGGCACGTTCTGGAGTAGCTGAAAGCCCGGCAGCAGCACACCGCCGTGGCGCGGAACTGCCGCCCATCATGCGGCCTAGGAGTCACAGATGCTCACCAGCCACCAGCAGTACAGTGCCCGCTACGACGGCGGCCAGGCCATCGCCAACCGCAAGCGCCACCTGGCCCAGGTCAAAAGCGCGCTCATATCACTCTGCGCGGAGATCGAGGCCGGTACCAACCCCGCCGGGCTGACCGCCACCGAGGTGGCCGCTCTGCGCACCGCCGCCCGGTTGGTGGCCGGCATCGAGACCGCCTACGCCAAAGACGCCAGCGAGGCCAAGCGCATCCAGACCGAGCACGAGGCCCGCGTCCACCAGGCCACCCGCACCGTGCACACCCTGGTGCGCGACCGCATCGCCGACACCATCGCCCTCTACGCCATCGCCTTCCCCACCGAGCGCCGGGCGCTGGACGATCTGGGCACGGACACGGCCAAAACGCCGGCCTCGTGGTCGTGGCGCATCGACCAGCTGTTGCGCGACGCCGTCTCTGAGCTGGCCTGGCGCATCGTCCACAAGGGCACCGTGCCCCCGGCTGTCTGGTGCGCTGCCCTTGACCTGCATGCCGAGCGCGACCGCCATGCCGCCCTGATCGCCCAGATCAAGGGCCATGCCGTGGCGAACCGCATGCAGGGGGCGGCATGACCGCCACTCATCTCCACCCGCCCACCGACGCCGAGTTGCGCGAGCACTACGCCCGCACTGGCCTTGCCCGCATGGGCCTGCCCTACGAGCGCGCCATCAACTCCCAGGCCATCCGCACCACCCTGACCGGCGCCGTCAAGGCCGCCCGCCGCATCGCCGCGCTGCAGGCCCGTGCCGCCGCCCTGCCACACCAAACCCCGGAGACCCACTGACATGCCGCTGACCCTGGACCAGAACGTCCGCGTGGCCCACCTGAACATCCGCAAGGAAGGGCCAGACGACGAGAAACACCTGATGGTGGACATGAAGATCGAGGCCCGCACCGGCGCCGACATCCTGATCGAGTTCGACCCCACTCTGCGCCACCTGCTGTTCACCAACGGCGAAGTGCGCTACCCGAAGATGGCCCCCATCGCCTAGCTCACCGGTACGACTCAGCGCGATGACCGCAGACGCAACGACAAACGAGCAGGCCGACGCACGCCACCAGACCGCTGTGGCGTGTCCGGTGGAGCGCAGTGTTAGGCCTCGGCCTGCGGCCGGCGCGCTGGCGTTTGTGGAAGCACTGAGCCGCAAGCACTACGAGGAAATAGGCTTCTTGCCAAAGCCACGGCTTGAGCAGTACTACCAGGACGGCCAGCTTTGGATGCAGACCGAGAACGGCGAGCCCTGCGGGTTCTTGGTGTGGGGCAATGGCTGGCCCGTGCTGCGCGTGTACCAGGTCTGCATTCAGTACGACGCCCAGCGGCGGCTGCACGGCGCCGAGTTGGTGGGCCGGCTAATCCGCAAGGCCGAGGCTGAAGGGTACGAGCGAATCTCGGCTTGGGTGGCTGACGACATACCGGCCAACGACTTCTGGAACGCGATGGGGTTTCGGCTGCATGGACAGCGTGCAGGCGGGTCGAAGCGAGGCCGGATGCACAACGCATGGGTCTACTGGTGCGCGGCCCCGCGCCAGTTGGTATTGCTGGGGCCTAACAAGTGGTTCGGCGAGGCCAACCACATGCAGCTGGACACCATGGGTCTGTACCTGCTCGACGTGAAGGTGCACAAGTTCCAGTTCGGCCCGTTCGCCATCCAGGGCCAGGAGTTCGTGGATCTGACCTGCACCGCCACCTTCGCCCCCAGCGGCCGCGACACGGCCATCCTGGCCGAGCAGGTGGGCGAGGAGATCGCCGTCAAACTGGTCGCCGGCCCCCAGCTCGACCTGCAGCCTAAGGCCCAGCCATGACCACCCCCGCCTGGGCCGGCATCGACCCCATCTCGCGCCGGGTGTGCGTCATCGGCGTGGACAGCGCCGACACCCTGGAAGAAATCCGCCGCTGCGGCTACATCGCCGTGCCCTGCACCACCGACATGGCCCGTTTCCACCTCGACGCCGGCCGGCCGGTAAACGACCTCTACGCCCTGGCCGACCGGGGCCGCACCCTACAGGAGCCCGCCACATCATGACCGCCATCCTCGCATCCATCGACCAATGGCTGGTGGAGCAGTGGTTCTACGCCGCCGAGATCGACACCCCGGATATCTGGGATGGCCTGCTGCAGCGCCTGGCCGGCGCCCGCGACCTGGCCCACATGCTGGGCATGACCGGCATCGCCCAGGACCTGATCACCCTCTACCAGGTGGCCCGCTGCCGGGCCCGCCAGGCCGCCCCGGAGGATTGCGAAACCCAGCTCGCCGCCCTGCGCGAACAGCTCGTCGAGCTGCGCACCGTGCAGGGCGTGGAGATGGTCGATTTTCCCGCCCTGTTCGCCCGCTTCGGAGACTGACATGACCGCCACACCCTACCCCGCCACCCCCTACCCAATCACCACCATCCTGCCCGGCGCCACCCGCGTGGTGGACGCCGTGGCCATGGCCGCCAACCAGGGCGCCTGGCTGTGGCTCACCGACCAGGGCCGCGTCGTCATCGCCCCCCAGGGCAGACCAGGCTGGCTCCGGCTGCCGATCAAGATGCCGAGGGCCGCCGCATGAGCAATTTGCAGATTACCCTGGCCGCCATCGCCGGCTGGCTGGCCCTGGGCATCGTCATCACCTGGATCCTCGGCGGAATTTGCCGCCGAGGCCGGCGCGACCGGACCGACCCCGCCACCCGCTCGGCTGACGACTAGTGGCGGCTTGCCGACCGTCCGTTTCGGGAGCGGCCATGATCCGCTGGCTGCGCACCCTGCGCCAGGCCGCGTACCTGGCCCGCCGCTACGGCTACCCCTGGGCCAGTGCCTGGAGCCTGGCGCGCATGGATCTGGACATCTGCCACCGCATCGCCGAGGTGCAGCGCCGGCGCCGGGCCAGGCAATGACCCGCGATCGCGCCCAAATCGTGCTCGACTGGCTGGCCGCCCACGGCCCGGCCCACGTCTACGACCTGGCCATGCACATGGGCCTGCAGCCCGACACGATGCGCAAGAGCATCGACCGCCTGCGCCACGAGGGCCGCATCCACGTGGGCGGCTGGGCGCGGGTGGTCAGACAGCAGGCCAAGCTGTGGGCGGCCGGCCCCGGAACCGACGCGCCCAAACCCGCGCCGCGCGGCCGCCGCCCGGACCACGGCGGCGACTGGGCCACCGCCGAGACCGCCGCGCGCATGCTCGAACGCCTGACCTGCGGCCCCGGCAGCGTCAAAACCCTGGCGGCGGACTGCAGCGCCTGCATGGGCAGCATCCGCCGCCACCTGCGCGACATGCACGCCGCCCGGGTGGTGCACATTGCCGAATGGCGCCGCGCCACCGGCGTGGGCGGGCACTTCACCGTGATCTGGGGCCTGGGGCCAGAGCCCGACGCCACGCGGCCCCGGGCGCGCAGCAAAAAGCACAACTACCAGGCATGGCGTAAACGAAAAATCGAGAAATACGGCTACGAGGCGGCCCAGCTCATGCTGCGCAGCCGGCGCAACGGCGGCGCCGAGCGGATCATCATCGACGGCAAGCAGGCCTACCAGCGGGGCGGGCGGCCGGGCGGGCAGCCATGAGCGAGCAACTCAACGCCGCCATCCTGGCCACGCTCAAAAACGCCACCGGGCAAAAACCCACGCCCATCGGCGATGTACTGCGCCGCGTGCTGGCCTACCTGCCGGACGCCACGCCGGACCAAGTGCATGACGCCCTGGAACACCTGCACGCCGGGCGGGCACTGAACCGCGCCCGCATCATCCGCGCCGATATTGACCACGAGGTCTGGTGGCCCACCTGCGTCGCGCCGCGCGGTGCCGACATCCGCGACATCACCATCCGCCAGCACACCCGGGCGGACGCCGCGCGGGCCGCCAGCCAACACCAACAGGATCTCGCCATGAGCAAAAAACCCGTCACCAAAACCGACCAACTGCTGAAGTGCCTCGCCGAGCACGGGCCCCTGTACGCCAACCAACTGGCGGAAAAAACCGGCCTGCAGACGCGGAACATCGACAGCCACCTGGTCTCATCCATGCGCAATAGGGTCATCGCCACTCGCCAAGGCTATGTGCCCGAGCGGCGACGCCATATGAAGCACTACATGACTCAGGATCAAGCGGCGGCATGGGACGCGAGGCAGCAGACGCCGACGGCAGATATCCCGACATTGGTGCCCAACGCTTGAATTCACCGGCTGGCGGCATTATCGCCAGTCCGGTGGAATGATGGGTTGGGCGGCTGCCCGGCCCGGAGAAAGGAGAAACATGAAACCACTGGAACGAGAACTCGCCACGATGCGCGGCTTTGCCGCCAGCCGCAGCGACGACGACTGTCTGGACGAGGCGGACGCAGAACTGGCGCAACTGCGGAAGATCGAGGAAGCGGCGGAACTCGCCTGCGGCCTGCTGTGGATGGTGGAAGACCGGCGGGAGAAAGTGCGAACTGCCTTCCACGCGCTGCGCGACGCGCTCGGCGGCTCGGGCAGCAAGGGGCTCGGCAAGGCCATCAAGCGGGCCATTGACGCGGGCCACGAAGCCGACCACCCGCCCGGCTGTGACTGGTGGGCCGGGAAGAAGGAGGCGAGCGATGAACGCGCTTGATGCTGCCGCAACCATGCTCAAGAGCGAAGCGGCGGCGCTGTGCTCTTGCCACACCACGAACGGCGAGGATTGGGGCGAGGACACCCAAGCGCAGGCGGCGCACAACTTGATGCTGCGAGCCGCGCATGCGCTTGACGATGTGCGGCAGGTGCTGGTGAAGGCGGCGGCAGAGCCGCAGATGCACGAGGGCGACCGGCCCTACATGCCAAGGCTGCTTGGTGCGCAGGATGGCCGGCGGGCGCTTCTGAAGCAGATCAACGACGCGATGGCCGCGCACGGAGAGTTCTGATGCGGACGCTACTCGGATGGTTCTGCTACCGGCTCGTGATGGCGTGGCCCGGCGAATGGCCGGGTGGCGCCCTTGCGGGCTGGATATTGGCCTGGGCCGGCGACTACGCCAATGAGCCGCCCAACATGCCAGCTAAGGGGCGCGATTGATGACCATGGACAAGGCCACGCAGGCCGGCGGAGCGTCCCGCCTTGAGCGTAGTGTTAGAAGCGGTGCTTTTCGACTGGAAGCAATTACGCCAGACGAGCACGAGCTGATACGCAATGCCGTTGACATCACCATGGACAGGCTCATCAGGTGCGGAGCCGTTGACCGGCGGTCAAGCGCTGAGGCGTGGACATCCATGATTGAGCTGGCGAAGCGAATGCTGCTCGAAGGAAAGCGCTCGGCAGCTTCTAACGCCGAATTCAGCGGCGCCGATAGGCGTCCGCTGGAATGACGTGTTGGCAGGCATAGGAACGGAGAGAACACGGTGGGATACCACGATTTTGTGCGCGCGAAACTCGGCAGCGTGGATGCAACAGGCATCGCCGCGCCGTTGCGCGACTACGGCCTATTCCCGCACCAGCGCGACCTAGCGGAATGGGCGCTGCGCCGGGGCCGGGCGGCGATCTTCGCCGACACCGGCTTAGGCAAGAGCCGCATGCAGTTGGCTTGGGCAGACATGGTGCACCGGGAGACGTGCGGCGACGTGCTGATTCTGGCGCCGCTGGCTGTGGCCGAACAGACTGCCGAAGAAGGCCAAAGCATCGGCGTTGCCGTGACCCATGCGCGCGAAGGCGCCGACGTTCGACCGGGGATCACGATTACCAACTACGACCGGCTGCACAAGTTTGACGTGGCGCGTTTTGGCGGGGTTGTGCTCGACGAGTCGAGCATCATCAAGCACCACGCAGCGAAGACCCTGCAAACGCTGCTTGATGCCTTCGTGGCGACGCCCTACAAGCTCTGCGCTACGGCGACACCGGCCCCGAATGACTGGACGGAACTCGGCAACCATGCTCAATTCCTCGGCGTGCGCTCACGGGCGGAAATGCTCGCCGAGTTCTTTGTGCATGACGGCGGCGACACGCAGACATGGCGACTCAAGGGTCACGCGCGGCAAGTGTTCTGGCGGTGGGTGGCCTCATGGGGCGCGATGGTGCGCTCGCCGGCCGACCTGGGCCACGACGCCAGCGCCTACGCGCTGCCGCCGTTGAGCGTTCATCAGCATACCGTCGAGACCGAGCACAACCCGGCGCACGGCCTCTTTGCGATGGAAGCGCAGACGCTCATGGAGCGCCGCGACGCCCGCCGCGCGTCGCTGGTGGAGCGGGTGCGCGCCTGTGCACAGATGGTAAATTCCGACCGCCAGCCGTGGGTTGTGTGGTGCGACCTGAACGCCGAAGGTGACGCGCTCACGGCCGCCATTGATGGCGCGGTGCAGATTGCCGGCGCGGACGATGCCGACGTGAAGGAAAAGCGGTTGCACGACTTCGCGCACGGCAAGATTCGCGTGCTGGTGAGCAAGCCGTCGATTTGCGGCTTTGGCCTCAACTGGCAACACTGCGCCCGCATGGCCTTCGTTGGCGTGACAGACTCTTTCGAGGCGTACTACCAGGCGGTGCGCCGATGCTGGCGCTTTGGGCAGAAGAGGCCGGTCGACGTGCATGTGTTCGCCAGCCAGCAGGAAGGCGCAGTCGTCGCCAACTTGCGGCGGAAGGAAGCGGACGCGCGAGCGATGGCCGACGCGATGGCCGCCGAAACACTCGGCGCGGTGCGCGAAAACATCCTCGGGCGCACCAAGGACACCAACCCCTACCACGCCACGGCGCGCATGCGCGTGCCGAGCTTTTTGGAGGCCGCTTGATGCAAACGCGCTGGCAATCGTTCTTTGAATCCTGCATCAACGTCGCCATCGGCTACGGCGTCGCGCTGTTGTCGCAGATTCTCGTTTTCCCGCTGTTCGGCATCCATATCCCGCTGGCGAGCAACTTGGCTATCGGGGCCATTTTCACCGTCATCAGCATCGCCCGCAGTTACGCGGTGAGGCGCATGTTCAACCGACTTCACGGAGCGAAAGCATGAACTGTCTGGACCAAACCACTGGCGATAACTTCGCGCTCTATCACGGCGACTGCATTGAAGTTCTCAAGGGCCTGCCGGCGAGCAGTGTGCATTACTCGATCTTCTCACCCCCGTTCGCGAGCCTCTACACCTACAGCAACAGCCCGCGCGACATGGGCAACTGCCGCAGCAATGAGGAATTTTTCGAGCACTTCGGATACCTCGTGGATGAACTGGCGCGCGTGATGCAGCCGGGGCGTAATGTCTCGTTCCACTGCATGCTGTTCCCGGCGAGCAAGGAACGCGACGGCTTCATCGGGTTGAAGGATTTTCGCGGCGATCTGATCCGGGCCTTTCAGGCCAAGGGGTTCATTTTCCACGCCGAAACGGTGATTTGGAAAGACCCTGTCACGCAGATGCAGCGAACCAAGGCGCTTGGCTTGTTGCATAAGAGCGTGCGCGAGAACGCGAGCATGTGCCGGCAGGGCATTCCGGATTACCTCGTGACGATGCGCACGCCTGGCGATGTGGTCGAGCGCGTGAAGCACACGGCCGAAGATTACCCGGTCGGGCACTGGCAGAAGGTCGCGAGCCCGGTATGGATGGACATCGACCCGTCAGACACCCTGCAATACGCCAGCGCCCGCGAGCACGACGACGAGCGCCACATTTGCCCGCTGCAACTCGAAGTCATCCGGCGCGGCGTCGAGCTTTGGACGAACCCCGGCGACATTGTCCTTTCGCCGTTTGCCGGGATCGGCAGCGAAGGCTACGTGAGCCTGCAAATGGGGAGGAAGTTTGTCGGCGCCGAGCTCAAGGCGAGCTACTACCAGCAGGCGGCACGCAACCTTGAGCGCGCGCACTGCGGGACGGCGGATATGTTCGCGGTGGCGCAATGACTGCCAACGCAGAGCTAAGGGGCCGGGCTGAAAGCCCGGTCCCGTGGAGCGAAGCGGAACGAACTTGAGCGCCTTGTTGGGCGGCACTTTTTGGAGAACGCAATGGGTTACGAGCTACGAAGGGCAATGATGGAGGCGGCACGGAACAGCGCGGAGGACGCCTATTTTGAGGCCCGGCCACAGATTGACTGCAAAGACCGCCGCAAGGTGTTTGACGCTGGGTTTGAGCGCGCATGGGAAGCTGCATTGGCGCAAGCTGATTTTCAGAAACTCGGCGCTCGCCTGACCGAGCTGCTGGACGAAGACCAATGGGCAGAGTGCGAGGCGTTGCTTCTGGCTGCTGGCGTGTCGCCCAACGCATAGCTAAGGGGCCGCGCGGCTTTTTGCGCGGTCCCGCTTGAGCGCCGGGTTCGGCGCTCACTAACCGAGGAGAAAACAATGGAAACAGGACAGCTCGCAGCCGCGCTGCGCAACAAAGCCGCCGAGGTGCGCAACGTGAACGCCACCACGGCAGAAGAGGACCAGACGCTGCGCGATGCCGCCGACCTGCTGCGCGTGCTGGCGCATGTGGTGGATGGCAAGCCTCTGGCGAAAGCCTTCGGGTCGCCCGGAGACTGGGGCTACGAAACCGCGATTGGCTCGGCAATAGCAGCAGCACCGGTGACGCCGAACGCTGAGGTAACAGGCGCGCCGCCACGGCACTAAACAGGAGAAATGACGATGAAGATTGCGAAACAGGTAGCAGCGCTGATTGGCGGCGCGTCCTTGTTGAGCTGCAGGTAGAAGAAGCGCGCGGCGCGCTGGATGTCGGTGAGGCCTGGCGGCGGGGTGGCCTGCAGCCACTTGAACACCTGCCGGCTGGACAGTGCCCACTTGAACTGGCGGACGAACTCTTCCAGATGGTGCTGCACCACCCGGTAGAGGTTGACCAGTTCGCCGTTGATGTCGTTGATGACTTCCACCGGCGCCGGCGCCGGGCGCAGGAAGTAGAGGGCAGCCCCGCCACAGAACACTTCCACGTAGCACTCGTGGGGCGGGAACAGGGGGATCAGGCGGTCCGCCAGGCGGCGCTTGCCGCCCAGCCAGGGGATGATGGGTGCGGTCATGGTGAGCCCTTTCTTGATCTTCTGCTAGGCTTACCCCGCCACGCGTGGCGGGTAGGCCTTGGCCAAGGCTCACAGGTACCCCCTGTGGGTTGCGGTGGCCGGCCGGGTGCTCGCAACACCAGGCCGGTCGCCTACTTCTCAAAACATGAATCCGATTCGCAGTCGCCCCCCCATCCCTGCAGACGTATGCATTCCAGCGGTTTGGTGGAGGTCCAGGCCCAGGCGGACATCCAGATCGATCAGCGGGATCCGCGCGTCGCGCTCTACCCAGACGCCGGACGTGCGATCGGTGGGCGACCAGCTCAGGCCGGCGGCCCAGCGCTTCGGAGCGGGCTGGATCTCCGTGGGCAGCACCGGCACATCGATGCCCCCCACCACCCGGCCGTCCGGGCTGCTGGCCAGCACGCGGCGGGCGCCGTCCGGATCGCGGATGAGGGTCATATCCACCGTCACCGGCGGGCATGGCTGGCCGGGCTCAGGCGGGGGATGGTCGGGCTGCACTCGCACCTGGACGATCCGCTCCGGCGTGGTCTTGGGTGGGGTCTTCTGGGCCGGGCGCGGCGGGGGTTGGTCCTGGGCCGGGGTGCGACGCTCCAGGATCAGGGAGCCGTCCGGCTGTTGCTCCTGGGGGGCGGGCGGCTCCGGCGCTGGAGCCGGTGGGCGGGTCCACCACCAGGCCGCAGCGGCGCCACAGCACGCAGCGGCACAGGCGATCATCGTAAGGGCAGGCCATCTCATCTCGGGCTCACGAGATGCGGATGCGCACCGTCTGGCCACCCTTCAGGGCGGCGCGGATGCGCTCCAGTAAAGGGTCGAGGGCGGCGCGGCTGTCCAGGATGCCGGCGCCATCTCGGCGCCGGCCCACCAGGATGCAGCCCTCGGTGTCGCTGGCGAAGTTGCCCGGGTGGATGCGGATACCGGTGAACTGGGGCACACCCAGCAGGCGCGGCAGGTCGCGACGAAAACGCGGGCTGTAGTCCACCACCACCTGGTAGATTCCGCGGGGTATGGCCGTCTGGCCATAAACCTTCTTGCCGCCCGTTTCCAGACGCCGGTCGGCGTCTTCCAGGGTCTGGCATTGCAGCACGCCGTCGATGCTCAGGGTGCCCAGGGTGGCGGCGGGTTGGAAATCGTCGCGGTGCAGTTCGATCAGCATGCCAATGTCTCCACGGTAACCTCCGCCCCCAGGCGGTAGGCGGCCAGGCGCAGTAGAACCCAGGGCATCAGGCCCATCACGCGCTGCATGGCGTCGCCGGCCCCGCGGCCCGGGGCGCGGGTGAAGATCAGCGTCACCCGCACGCGGTGATCACGGGTGGTTCGGGGGCCGTCTGCGGTCACGCCCGCCTCCGGTCCGCCAGCACCAGCAGGGCGGCGCCGGTGAGCAGCAAGGGGGTGGCGATGGCGATGCCCAGCACGGCCGCCACGGCACCGACGGAGATCATGGTCCAGTGCGCCAGCAGGACGGCGTAGCGCAGGCCCTGGCCGCGGTAGTGCCTGGCATCGAGCACCGCCACCACATGCAGCAGGCGCCACAGGATGACGAGGGCGGGCAGCAGGCACACCCAGTGCAGGCTCATGGTCATGACAGGCTGCCGCCGCGCACCATGGCCTGGAGCCGGATTACGGTGATGGGGATGACCGGCGGCGCGGCGCCGCCGATGACCATGGCGGACAGCAGGCGTAGCGTTTCGGTCGCCTCGATGCCGGTGACGTTGGCCGCCAGCCACACCGAGGCCACCGGCGCACCGTAGCCCGCCAGCAAGGTCGCGAAGGCCACGGCGGCGGCGGCCTTGAAGCGGTCGTCGATGCTCGGCAGCCAGATCGAGACGATGATCGCCGAGGCGAGTCCCAGCAGCAGGGCATCGGCCTGGGCGCCGAGCACCGTGCCGGTGAGGCCGATGCCGGCTCCGTAGAGGATTCCGGCGGTGGTGGGGGTGGTGGGCACGCTATCTCCAGCACTCAAACCCAAACTGCTCACGCATCAGCTCCGCCCGGGCGCGCACCCAAGGCAGGCCCCAATAGGTCTGGCCAAGGTCCTCGGCGATAACCTGCGAGTCGGTGACCGCCTGGCGGCCTGCATCCTCGCGGTAGAAAAAGATGGGTTGATTAGTCATCGCCAGTCCTCGACTCTAATCATGCGATCCTGAATAAGCCCGGTCGTCGCCGCTTGGATCGCCTCAAAATAATATGTGTGCGGACCGGGTGTTGGGCCTGTATCCTCGTATCGGTTTGTAATCCAGTTGCTCCCGATCAAATTGCCGGTTACAGGCCAGGTCACGAGTGTAGTGCTGTCTCGGCGGATTCTGAATTTAAGCGTGCCGCTTGCCTCGTAGGCCGAAACATCAACTACAAGTTTTCTGCCTGCGGTTGTCAGCGTAACGCTACATAGTGTTGTCCACGATGTTGTAATACTTAGGTTGGATGTATCGGACGCTGCTGCTGTATTGATCAGCTGTCCTGCGACACTACCATATAGCTCAATCTCACCTGTCCCAGCGTCAAAGGTGAGACGATTACCGCTCGGGTTGCCAATACTAAATTTGTAGTCTTCGCCGGAGTACCCCAAGAACCAACCCGTCCCGGTGTTGTAATCCGTCTGCCCGCCCTTGATCGCGCCGCCGGCCGAGAAGGTGATGCCGCCGCTGGTGACAGTGGCCCCAGCCTCAACCGCGTCCACGGTGTTATCGGCGTCCGCCGGCGGCTTAATACCGGTCACATCGGCGTAGTCAAGGCTGAATGTGCTGGCATCAGCACTGGCGGCGATGGTATCCGGCCCCTCCCACGCGCTCAGCGCGCCACCAATCCGCACCGCTCGTACCCGCACGTGATAGTCGCTGCCGGACTGGACCGGGGCGATGTAGGCGGCCACCACGGCGGCGGGTACGGTCTGGCTTTGGTAGGTGCTGTCGGCCACGAGCTTCCATTGCAGTTCGTAGTGGCTCACCTGGGCATCCGCGCTGGCGGTCCAGGCGGCGAAGATGCGGCACAGCGTCACCCCATCCGCCTGCGCCAACTGGTAGCCGGCGCCGCTGTAGCAGTTCAGCGTCGTGGGTGGTGCCACATAGGTGAGGCTGGGCAGGGTGGTGTCCGGCGCCGGGTCCACCACGGTGGCCTCGCCGCTCGCCCACGAGTAGCTGGCGGCGGACTCCTCCTGCAACTCCAGGTCTACCCCCCCGTCCGGCTGCAGGGTCCAGCGGGTGACGCGGAACGGCTTTGCCGACCAGCCCAGGTGCTCCAGGGTCACCATGACCACGTCCCAGCAGCGCACGCGGAAGGCGGTGAGCTTGCACGGCATGGCCAGGGTGATGCCCTGCCGGCCGCGCTCCAGCACGATCTTGGCCAGCCGCTGGGCGGCGAAGCTGTCCAGGGTGTAGGGCAGTTCCAGGTCTTTCAGGATCTGCTCGCCGCCGTCCTGGGTCTCGTAGCTGGCATTGGTGACCGGCGGGAAGTCGGCCGGCTGCCAGAAGTTTTCGGGCGAGACGAATGTGCCGCGCACGCCGTTGAACAGGTCTTGCCGAACAGGCCGGGCGCGCAGGCTGGCCGGGCCGCGCAGGTCGTCGGCGGTGAGGGTGACGGTGGGGGTGGCGTAGGCGGCGGCGTGCACCTGGTAGACGCCCTGGGTGTAGACCACCTGGCCCAGGGCGGCACTGAGCAGGCCGCGCAGTGTGTCGATGGGCCGGCCGCCCAGGTCGATGCTGCCGTTGGCGGCGTAGCGCGGCTGGTCCCAGCGCTCCAGGGTGTGCGTGCCGCTGCCGGAGTCGGTGAGGTCGATGGCGGTGCCGGCCAGCGCATTGACGTGACTGCTGGCCACCTGGTACGCGGCCGGGCCGGTGCGGATGGCGTAATAGGTGGTGGCTGCGACCAGAGGCGCGGGCAGTGTACCGGTGCTGCTGAGCCGCACGCCGTCGCCGGTGCGAATGCGGGGCTGGGCGGCGCCGGTGGTCAGGGTGTCCGTGCCGGCGTCGGCGGTGACTGTGTCGGTGAGGCTCGGCACCCGCACCCGCTCGTCGCATAGGCTCGCGGCGGCCTGAACGGCGGCGCTGTCGATTTCGCTTGCGCTGGCGGCCAGGCCATGGCCGCCGGCCAGGTAGTCGCGCACCACCAGCGCCCAGTTGTCGGACCAGGCCGTGGCGGCGGTGCGCGGGTCATACAGGGCGCGGCCGCGCACCTCGGCCTTGATGTTTTCGAGGCCGTATGGATAGACCGTGGTGTCGTACTGGATGCGCGCATACAGGTAGGTGATGCCGCGCAGACGGTGACTGGTGGTCCACTCGGCCACCTCGGCTACCAGGTCGGCGTCGGCGGCCTGGTCGGTGGCGCCCAAGTGCGTCTTGAGGCGCATCTTGCCGGCAAAACGCCCCGTCGTGACATTACCGGTGCCATCCAAGTCGCCGACCCGCTCGTCACCGAACCACACGTCGCCGATGGCGGTACTCTGGCCGTGGGCCAGGGGGATGACCACGTGCAGATATTCGTTGCTGGAGCCGGTGCTGGCGGCGAAGATGATGGGGCCGGACATGACTGCCTCGCCATAGACCACCTGCCGGGTGGCGGCGGCGCTGCGGATCATCTGCTGCCGGTCCTGGGCGGCGGCGGTGAAACTGGGGGCCTTGGGGGGCTTGTTGAGGCCCAGAGCGTTGCTGAGCACCGCGCCGACCACGGCGCTGGTGAGCCCGGAGACCACGCCATAGGCGATCGTGCCGGCGGTCAGTCCAAGCACGCTGCCGGCGACAAACCCACCGGCGGCGCTGGCGGCGGCGGCGACGACGATCTGCGGCATCTAACCGATCCTCCAGGCGGCACGCCAGCGGTCCATGTTGACCCACTCCAGGCCGACTGGGCCTGGGGCTACGGCATGAGCACCGATGCACACGCCCAGGGCCTGACCCCCTGGCCACCCGGGCACGTCCGTTTCCACCAGCAGCAGGTCTCCGCGCCGGGCCAGGGTGGGCATGATGGGCTCGCCCAGGCGGGCCATGACCGCGTGGCTCAGGTCGCTACCCAGGCTGGAGATGGCCTGGATGGCCTGCTCGCGGCTGTTCCATCGCGTCAAGTCAGCCAGCGGATCGGCGCCGGTCATGGCCTCGATAGCGGCGGCGGCAAAGGTGACGCAATCCTGCACGCCCCAGGCAAATGGCGTGGCGCGGCGCAGGTCGATCAGCGCGGTGAGGCGCTCGGGCCAGTCCTCGCGGCGGTCCATCATGACCTCCCCCATACCAGCGCCTTCTCGGCCATCTGCGGCACGAACTCAAGACCCAGGTCGCCCGGGTATTCGGCCAATTGATCCTCGTGGGTGTAGCGCCGCACGCGCGGGCGCTCCCAATCGGTGAGGCGGCTCTCTGCGGTCAGGGTGATCGCGGCCGTCTCACCCAGGGCGATCTCCATGGTGTCGATGCGGCCGCTGAATACCTGCACGGGGTCGGCCAGCACGGTGTGGGACTCGTCCAGGGGCGCCAGATGGATGACGCAGGCGCGGCCCTGGTAGTGCTCGCCCAGGGCGATGCTCACCATCTCGGACGGGATGCCGGTGAGCGTGAGGCGCACGCCGCTCATCTCCAGGCCGCTGTGCTCGGCGATGGCCTCGACACTGCCCAGGTTGGCCAGGCCCAGCCAATCGTGGCCAGACCAGTTGAAGGTGACGGCGGAGTTGTTCAGGTACAGGTGCCCGCTGGCGAAGTCCAGATCCACCAGCAGCAGGGCCGGCACCACATCGGCGCCCAGGGCGCTCTGTACGGCGGCGGTGAGGGCGCGGCTCATGCGAAGGCCTCCACGGCGTCGAGGGTGAAGCCGGATACCCGTCCGATCAGGTTGGACCATCCAATCTCGTCGCCGTTTAGGCGCATGACGCAGGTGGGCGAAGTGACCACCAGGGCGCTGTCGTCTGCCGGGCTGACGCGGATGGGCTCATCCAGGCTCAGGCTCATGGCCCCGGTACCGTCGGCGGTGGCATCGGCCACCACCATGCGCAGCTCGGCGCCGGCGTTGTAGCCCACGAAGTCGCCGACCAGCAGGGTGGCGCCCGGAATCCAGCCATCTGTATCCAGGCTGGCACCGGTCTGGGCGGCACCGTTGATGAGCGGCGTGCCGGCGGCGCTGCCACGCTGTCGGTGGCCCTGGTTGGCCAGGAAAAACCGCCCGGCCGTGCCGCGCAGGCTGGCCAGAAATCCGCGCAGCAGGGCGGCGTCTTCGGCCTGAAGGTTGTCCCATGTGGCGGTGACGGCCCAGCGCGCGCCCGGCAGGGCCAGGGTCTGCACGCCGCGCGTCAGCGGGCTTTCAAAGGTCTGGCTGTTGCTGAGCTTGCGCCAGGCCCAGCTGCTGGGGCCGGTGCGGCTCAGGGCGGGGAAGGTGAGCGTGCTCATCAGGCCCTTCCGGCGGCGCGGGCGAAGGTGCCGCCGCGCTGCATGGATTGCAGGATCTCGGCCTTTGCCGCGTCCTTGGCCGCGCTCATTGCGGACATGATGCTGGAGCGGTCGCTACGGCTATCGACGCTGGTGTTCGGGATGACCGTGCCGGCGGCGTTCGGCACCAGCACCTCCGGCCCGTTCTCACCCACGACATAGTATTGGCCCGGGTACACCGGCCCGCCGTTTGCCTTGCCACCGCCGAATATGCTGCCGATGCCCTTGAATATGCTACTGAATATCTGGCTGGCCGCGTTACCAAGCGGCTCGGTAACGCTCTTTCGGATGATGATGCGGGCGATGTCCTGTTCCAAGCTCTTGAGCACGTCGCTGAACTTTTTGCCGTTGACCAGGGCGTCTTCCAAGGCCGAGTTGAAGGTTAGGCCGAATTCCTTGGCGAAGTCCTTGGTGTCCTGTAGCTTGTCGCCCACGGTATTGATGGCGTCGATCTGCTCCTGGATGGCGAAGGTGGCCTCGGTGACCTGGTCCGCGTTGAGCAGGCCCAGCTCGCCCAGCTTTTGCACCTCGTCGAGCTGCTCGCGGTATCTTTGCACGGGGTCGATCAGGTCGATGTACCCGTCCCGCAGGCGGCCCAGGGTGGCGGCTTCGCGTTCGGCCTGAGCAGCCCGGTCTTCGTCCATCGCAAAGGCCTGATCGGTCTCTGCCAGGGCATTGGCCCGGGCCTCCAGCATGGCTTTGGTCTGTTGTTCGATGCGGTAGTCCTCCAGGTCCATGGCCCGCTCGAACTCGGTATTCTGTGCTTCGATGCCGCGCTTGAAGGCCGCCTTTGCCGCCGAATCCGATTTCCGCGCGCCGAACACCCTGTCCACCGCATCATTACCGATCTTCGGCCCCGTAGTGGACGGCGCCTGTTTCAGCAGGGCGTTGGCTTCGGCGTTGATCTGCTTCAGTTCGGCGCGCAGGTCAGCCACCCGCTGGCGGGCGGACTGCAGGCGGGCATCGATGACCTGCTGGCCAAGCGGCCCCAGCCGGCTACGGTTGGCGGCGGCGTTGGCTTCGCGCTGGCTGAGTACGGACAGCGCCTCCTCCAGATCCTTGTTGAGCTTGCGCGCCCGGTCGCTGAGCTTGTTGCCGCCACTGAATACGGCGTTGAACAGGCTTTCGGCGAAGCCGCGCCCGGCCTTCTCGCCGGCCAGGAAGCGCTCGATGATCTGGTTGACGGATTTGACCAACGGGCCGGCCAGACTGACGGCGGCGGCGTCGGCGCGCTTGGACAAGGTGCGCAGCGCGTCGTTGAACTGCTCCGCGTTCTTGGCCAGCTCGGCCGTGACCGGGTTCAGCTCTTGGCCCTGGCGGATCAGGTCCTCGATGGCGCCCCGGCCCTGGCTCAGCGCCACGGTCATGTCGCGCCCGACCCGCTCGCCGAACAGCTCGGCGGCCAGCGCGGCGCGGCGGGTTGGGTCTTCGACCCGGGCGAACACGTCCGAGAGCTGCAGCAGCGCGCCATGCGCGTCGGTGGCGGTGACGCCGACGGCACGCAGCTTTTCCGGGGTCTTGACGATGACGGTGTTGAGCTTGCCAACCGCCATTTCGAACTGCTCGGTGGCCAGGCCGGACAGGTCGGCCACGTGTTGCCAGCCGGCAAGGTTTTCGACGGCAATGCCGGTCTTGACGCTGAGCTTGCTGATCGCGTCGGCGGCGTCGATACTGGTTTTGACCATCGCGCCCAGGCCGGCGACACTGGCGCCGACCCCCAAAGCGCCCAATGTCTTGCCCACTCCGGCGAATGCGCTTTGCATGCGCTGGGCCTGTTTTTCGGCGATATGGCTCATACGGCCTAGGTCGCGTTCGATGTTTGCCAGGCGGGCATTGAGGTCTATCGTGAGGCTGGCGAAGGCCATGGCTTGTACCTGTTAGTCTCGATGCTGATCGCGGATGGCGATCAGGTTGTGGATGAGGCGCTCCGGGTCTGAGATACCGAGCATGGCGCAGACCACCGGCAAAGCGGACCAGTCGAGTCCTCCCATGAGGTTCCATGCCCGCACCGCCGCTGGCTCTGGGCAGGCTGGCCGGAGGTGGTCTGGCACCCCGAGCCAGCCAATCAGTTTTTTGCCGGTTCCCGACGCGCCTCGATGCCGGCGCTGATGGCGGCGAACAGCGGTTCGGCGGCCTCCATGTTTGCGCCAAGCCATTCCCTGAACAGGTCAGGCGCGAAGCTCGCCGGGGCGGCGTCGCCACCCGGTATCAAGTCTGCCTCGGTCATATCCCAGCCAACCGTGTAGGTCTCGACGATGCGCCGGTATGTGAGCGCCTTTTCACCCAACCCTTCGCTCAGGTCGGCCAGTTCTCCGTCGGTCGGGATGCGCACGGTGAATACGTGGCCCAGAGTTTCGACCCGCGCCTCCCGGGCGCGGCGCATCTTTTCGATCAGTTTTACGGCGTCCATATTTAGGCGCTGTAGTAGGTGGGCGAACCAAATGCGGTGATGACCGACTGGGCGGTAACCAGTTGCTGAGCCTGGCCGCCTGGGGCGCCAGTGAAGCCCACATAGCCGGCGAAGACCATGATGGCACCAGAGGTTCCGAAGGTGAACTTGAAGGCCCGCAGTGCCTGGGCGTCGTTGGCGGATTTCATGGCTACCTGGCCCGCGTCGGTGGGGTCCCAGATATGATCCATGTTGTAGGTGCTTGGGTTGGGCAGGCCCGGGATCTGTGACTTCTGGTTTGCATGAATTGTGGTGGTATCGATGAAGTCGAATCCACCGTCGCTGCTGCTCACCGTGGTGGCCGAGCTGATGGTGGTGCCAAAGGTGATTTTCTTGGCTGTGCCACTGCTGAAGGTGTCGAAGGCACTGGTGTCGATTCCCGCGCCGCCGCTGATGTCTTCCATCTGGAATGTGTCCGTTGCCTGGTTGCAGACCCGGAACACGCGGCCGTTGAGTTGGTACATACCCTGGATTTCGAGGTAGACGAAATCCCCATTACTGTAGCCATGCGCGACGCTGGTGACCACACCGGGGGCGGCCTTGGTGATGTCGCTGATGGTTTTGGCGGCGGCCAGCGCGGACTGCATGGCCACGGCCACGTTGCTCCACTTACGAGGGGTTGCCATGGTTCGTTCCTTTCAAAAAAAAACCCCGCATAGGCGGGGTTATGGGCGTGCGCCTTGATGGGCGCTGTGGTTTGGCCGTCAGGCCGTGGTCATGCGTCAAGTATCATGTAATCCAGGGTGGCCGCCAGGCGGCCGGTGGTTTCGTCCACTTCAGCACCACGCGCGTCGTAGATGTGGCCGGCGGCCTGCATGGCGGCGACGACCGTATCGGCAAGCTGTTCGGCCTGTATTCTGGTAGCTGCCCAGCAGGCAATGGTGATTCGCACATCCTGCCCGGCCAGGCCACCATGCACGGTGACTATGGGCTCGGTGGCCACCCGCTCGTATCCGATGTATGGCAAGACGCTCTCTTCTGGAAGCAGGTCCGGGTAGATGCGCGCGCCGACCAGGGCGGCCAGGGGGGCGTCCGCCGACAAGATGGCGTAGAGCTGGGTTTCTGCGGACACGGTTTACTTTCTGGCGTTGGCCTTGGTGATGCGGGCCTTGAGCTTGGCCTGGAAGATGGCGATGGCCTGCTGGGCCTTGGCGCTGAAGGCGGGGTTCATGAACGGCTGGGCGCGCATCTTGGCGGTGCCGAATTCCTGGAACCGCCAGTAGAACGGGTCGAACGGGTTGCGGGCGCCGGCCTTGCCGCCCAGGCCCTTGCGCTTGCGCACGGCGATGTAGACGCCCAGCTCGCTGCCCTGGCCGCGATACCGCTTGCTCGACTTGACCACGATGCTGCGCTTGAGCGTGCCGGGCAGGCGGTGCGGATGAGCCTGTTTCAGCACCGGGGCCTTGGCCCGGGCGGCGCGGGCGATGGGCCCGGCGGCGTCGCGCAGCGCCCCGCGGATGACCTTGCGGCGCAGGTCGGCCTTGAGTTCGGCGACGGCGCGCTTGAGGTCGTCCAGACCTTCGAGCTTGACGGTTTCGGCCATGTGTTCAGCCTTCGCGGGTGCCCAGGGTGCAGTTCAGTTCGGTGAACTCGCGCCGCAGGCCGTCCACGGGGTGGCCGGTGAGGGTGTAGATGTCGGCGCCGTGCTTCACGCGCCAGTCGGGCTGGATGTCGGCCCGGTGGCGCACGGTGATGACGGCCGTGGTCTCGTTCAGGTTCGCCTGGGCGGCCACCAGGTCGCGAGTGCGCAGGTGGCGCACCTCGGCCCAGACGGTGGCCTCGTCGATCCAGGTGATGGTCTCGCCGCCCATGGCGTCGCGGGTGACACTTTTGGACTGGAGGGTGACGCGGTGGCGGAGACGAGCGGCGGGCAGCATGGTCATATCGCCGCGTACACGATCCAGCCCAGCATCAGGGCGCAGGGCCAGCAGGCCCAGGCGATGGCGAATAGGGTGGAGCGCGGTGTCATGCCAGCGCCAATACCGTATCAGAAGGTCTCGCCACTATCAGCTTGCCAGCCTTCTCACGAGTTGCAATGCCACTCAGGATGGTATCCATGTCCGATCTATTGACCTGTCCGCCAGTCGCGCCAGACGCAACAATTTGATGGATCATCAATGTCATACCCATACCGCATTCCCATGCCTTGTCGATGTGATTTAAGAGCGTCGTGGTATTTACAGCCGCGTCGCAGATGTACCGAGTTATCCCGTACTTATTCAGGCCCTTTGCTGCGTAGGTTGTATTTCCGCTGGCTAAATAAGCCTGCTTGACGCCTCGCGCAACCAAGTGGTTAATGATGCTGGTCTTATCCGTAGCCGAGTGATATTCGACTCCGTTTGGATAGACATACAACTCCCTGCCCCTGTGGTATCCGCGATTTATCAGGTAATTGGCGTTGCTGTCGACATCGGCCAGCGCGGCGGCCAAAGACAGCGAGCTTAGGTTGGTCGCGCCGTGTGGGATCAGGTCATGGCCATCAGCATAAAGCTGGTCCAGCATCGAGGTGGTCATGCAGTTGGTCGTGCCGATCAGACTGCCGATGATAGCGAAGCCAGCTTTAAAGCCGTATTCGTTGAGCAGAGGAAGCAACTCTCTGTAGCCTTCTATTCCCCCATCGTCGCAGATGATTTGTATAAGTGGCGGAGACCATGCTGCTGCCGACATTAGGTGGAATGTGACTACTGCCGCCTCGCTGGCTGGTGCTACGATGTTGCAGCGCCCCCGAGTAATTGTTGATGGTGTTGGCGATCCGCCACCTACGGTCCAGTCGCTTACCGCCGATCCGACTGCACGTACAAATGCCTGAAGCCCATATTTGTTGAGTGAGCAGGTTGTGTAGTAGTGGTCCGTATAGGCGCTTTGAACAGCCGTGTACCAGTTGATGTAGCCATCTGTCGCCAGGGTGTGATTTTCGATTACGAGCGCGAAGTTGTTGCCTGGATTATTAACTGCAGTCCAGGACGGGAAGCTGAAGAGGCTGGTCTCGCCGGCCGGCACCGTGACTTTTATTGAGTAGCCTGTTTTACCTATTTGTGGCACGTTTCCACTGACCAGACTCATCGTGCCGTTGTTGGAACACGAGTGCCCTGTCAGCGTCTGGTAATCGGCCACAGACACGCCGAGTGATGATGTGCCTGTGTGCGTACTGAGTGGAACTTCGTGCCCATCCACCACCAGCGCGGTGCCGGCGGGGTTGGCGCGTACAACCTGCCCGTCGCCGTGGTTCACAACCGGGTCGGTTTGTGCCGTTCCGCCCGTCAGATCGGCCTGGGCCTGTTTCGACGCGATCAGGCCGGCCTCGGTGTAGTCGTCCGTATCCAGCAAGTTGCCGATCCGGTATTGACGTCCGGTGCTCGGGTCCTTCCAGTCCACAAGAAGCTTGACGGTCATGATGTGTCCTCAGATGTGCTCGACCGCGAAGTCGGCGAGCAGGGATGCGAAAAACTCCGCCGGCAGGGCGGCGGGGGTCTGGCCGGCCATCAAGGCTTCGCGCTGGCCGTACCAGGCGCCGACGGTGAGCTTGATCCAGCCCTTGATGCTGGCCGGCACGGCGGCGGCGGCGCCGTGGCCGGCGGTGTAGTCCACCCGCACGCTGCCGGCCACGGCGCGACAGGCGGGCCAGGCGAGGCCCCAGGCGGGCTGGATGCAGCCTGGGGCGGTGTCGGTGGTGATCAGGTAGTCGGCGCTGTTCACGGTCTGGCGGGCGCCAGCGTCGTCGAGGTAGCTCACGGACTGCACGCTGACGAGCGGCGGACGGCGCGGACGCAGGATGCCGCCGGCCGGCCAAGTGTCCCAGGTCTGGCGCCATTGCTGGGTGACCAGCGCCCGGCCGGTGACGCGCTCGGCGCGTTCGCGGGCCTGGGTGATGAGCGCGCCGATGAGGGCATCGTCGGTGGCGTCGTCCACCCGCAGGTGGAGCTTGGCCTCGGCCAGGGACACGGGCTCCTCGGCCGGGGCCTGCAGCAGGGTGAGGCCCATGGTTTATTCGGCTGGGGTGAGATCGGCGGCGGCCTCGGGGGTGGCTTCGGCCGGTTCAGGCTCGGCCGGGGCGGCGGCGTGGACGACCACGGCGCCCAGCGAGAGCGCGTATTCGATGGCGGTCTTGTCGTCGTCGGCATGGCCGTCCTTGACCAGGATCTTGGCGCGGGCGGCGTCGATCTCCAGGGCGGTGTCGGCGGGGTACTGGATGCCGTCGATCTCCTGATCGAGCAGCAGGCGGACTTTCTTGGCGGGCATGGCGGGCTCCTTGTCGGGTGCTGGCGGGGATCTCCCCCACCCTGCCCTCCCCCGCGGGCGGGGGAGGGTTATGGCGAGGATCAGGTGGCGGAGTGCTGGTAGTACTTCACCCCGGCGGCGTCGAGCAGGTTGCCGCCGGCCCGGGCCCAGGCGACGAAGCCGATCTGGCCCTTGAGCAGGAAGGCCGAGTCCTCGAAGCGGAACAGGGTGACCTGCATGGCGTCGCGCACCATGTACTTGTCAAGCCGGCCGAAGATGATGGACTTGGTGTTGGCGGCCGGGGTGGCCATGTCGTGGTTGAGTACGACCTGGTGGCCCATCAGTTCCTCGGCCTTGCCGCCGGCGATG